CCGCCATTACCTGGGTTAACCCGTAGTAGTCGGGCGTGACATCAAATCGCCCGCATTCGGACAGATAAGCGTTCGTTATTTCAATATCGTTGATCACATAAGCATAGACTGGCGCGCCAGTCACATCGGTTGTGAGTATCATGTCCCACACCTTAATAAAACGCGCTCACTTGCGCTGAAATAAAACACTCTGTCATAGTCAACTAATAACGCCGTGCGGGTTGATTGTTTACGGCATACATTGCCGTTACACTCAAAATATGATCCTACGGGTATAGCAGCGAAAATCGTTTTCATAATGTCACCTCATTTTCAGCGTTAATGTAGTCTTTCAGAATTGCCTTGATCTTGTCGCCGTTCTCGCCACAAAAGAACACGCCCGCAAAGTCGCCCGTTTTGATCTCCAGTTGCTGCTGTAGGTATGCAACGGCGTGGTTGAGAGCATCCTCAGCATACGCCTCCAGCAATTCGTTATATAAAGTATTAGTGTCCATTTTCATTCTGTCACCTCTTTAATAGCGGGCGAATCAGTACATATACACGCGATTCGCTCAAATTTAGGCGCGCTATCTAATGTACACGCGATCAAATTACGCCCCGTATGCGTATAGCTTTCAACGCGCATTTTGCGCCCCTGTACTTCGATAATTTGCCCGATTGTGTATTGAGCCCTAGGAATAAATGCAAATCTCATTTTGTAGCCCCTTAGAATGATGAACAATAAACAATAGTGTTTTGATCTGTCACGCCTGCAACTTGCGTTTCCTCGTTTAAATAATCTACTACAGCTTGCGTGATATCGCTTTCCTCATGCGGCTCAATGTCTATTTTGTACATCTTGATGATTTCTTCGGGCGTGTTTTCCGCCCATTCGCAGCAAAGCGCGATCAAATCAAACTCGATCTGTTCGCCTGAATCTTGTTCGTATTCCTCGATGTAGTCAAATATCAATTCGAGCGCCTCATAGCTGAATTGCTCGGCGCGGTCTGAGTTGCGGAAAGCGTTAGCGAATGTAGTGAAGTTTAGTGTCTGAATCATTTTGGTTACCTTTAGAGAAAACAAGCGGTGATGATGCAAGCGGCGAATAAAGCAACAGCGGTGATGTCGTGGATCATTTTGATACCTCAAGTTGAGTTGATAAGTCTTTAAGAGTGCGGGCGGTAAAGCGTGGGCAATAGACGCCGCCCGTAGACGCAACGTACCCGCCCTTAATCTTGTCTATGTAATAAGTTTTGTTGTGAAAGTACCCCTTGTAATCACACACTTTTATAAAGTCGCGGGCAAACTCTATGTTTTTCATGATTGCAGTGCCTCAATAGCAGATTGAAGGGAGTCGAAAGACATATCGCCGTCTGTTACGCCGTCAGCTGTCACGGCGAATTTGTAGCCGTCCTCGCTAATGATTGATGTCACAACATTAGAGGCGAGGAAATCATCAAGCGAATTGAACAGCACATTGCCATCAATGTCACCGAATAAAGCGCCGCCTTCGGGCGCGTCTTGAATCGTGCCGTCATCGTGAAGGTAAACTTTAACTGTATTAGTGAGTAGTGTGATCATGGTTTTAGCTCCTGGTGAGTAATGAATTGTTTTACAGCTGTAGTTATTGTACAGGAATTCTTTACAGCAACAAGCGCATTCCTCACAAATCCTCGCAGTCATGTAAGTCATTTTGTAGTCATCGGATGACTTACAGCGCAGCCAATGAATACGCGGCTCTTGATGGATGTAAGTCAAAATAGTTATATAAATAGTAAAAAACAAAAATCGAATATTGAGGTATAGAAGTACGCAAAAATAGCGGTAATCAGAGCTGCGCCGTTTCAGCTGCGATTTTTTCCTGATGACTACATGACTTACATGACTTACATAATTTAAGCGGCGATGTTTAATGACTGGCGTAAAAACTAAGTTTAGTTTAGGAAGAATTCTGAGCGTGTAAAGACTTTTAAAACATGACTACAATGACTACATGACTTACAAGGATTCCTTAGCCCTAAGCATTCCTTAACCTGGACTAAGCATTCCTTAACCAGAATGCTAAGTAATACTTAACTAAATATTCTTTAGTCCAGGCATTAAGGAATGTTTAGTGTCATTCCATCCTAAGTTTTCCTTAGCCTTAAGGATTCCTTAGCCCAGGCTTGCGGCAGTGCAGCATAAAGCATTCCTTAGCCAAGGAGGGGGGGTAGGGCCCGCCGCGCGGGGTATGTGTGTGCGCACGGTTCGCAAACAATTTATTTTTATTTTTTATTACCCCCCGTAAAGAAATTTGCATATATAATTTGCTCATGTTTGAATCGCTCCCATTCGCGCCTCGTCAAGTTAAAGCTACCGAGTCACGGCTACGCAGCATTTACGACGCTGCCCGTGCAGGATTGCGCGGGGAACTTGCAGAACAGAAGGGACGCGCTGACTCCGAGGTTGAGATGTCTACAATCATGCGTAACGCTGCTTTAGCTGGCGACGCTAAGATGGCGCTAGAATTCTTAAAGCACAAACACGATTGGGTTGCCAAGCAGCAAGTCCAGGTCGATGTGACGCAACAGATCAGTATCATCACTGCTTTAGAGCAGGCTCAACAGAGGCTCACTGACGACACGATAGACATCGCGTACACGGACATCCCCCAAAAGGTAGTTAGACATGGCTGAAGACATCAACGCATTAAAACCGCCAAAGAAAGAAACCGGCGAAAATGTTAATTCATTGCAGCCAAAGATACCTACAATAAATGAGATTTTGGCTGATTTGGGCGACCCAGACCGCCGCGCTAAATATCAAAGTTTTTTAGGCGGCAAAGAGTTAGGCAAAAAAGATATAACGCCCGTAACTAAAGCTTCTTTGTATTTATTGCATATGGCTAATAAAACGCCTAACCCAGAGCGTTATTTGGAGTCTTTAAGTGCTGCGTATGGCGGGTCACAGTTAAAGTTTGACGTACACAATCATCCTTTATATCGCGGTGCTGTTTACCCACAAAAACCAAATGTAGCGGAAATTTACAGATTAAATGTTGGTGAAAATACAATCCCACATGAACTTGAGCATACGTTGCAATTTAATGCTGAATTAAATTCTAAACGCGAGCCTTTAAGTTATGTTAACCGTTCAATAGCAAACCAAAACAAAGGCTTTCAGTTTAGTGAATTGTTAAAGCGTTCTAGTGAAATGCCGGAAGAACAACGTAACGCTATTTTTACGGCGCCGAATTACAAACAAAACGATAGCGAATTTAACGCAAACATTGCGGCGTATGCTTTACGATCTGCGGCGCGAGGTGAGGATTTTATTAATACGCCTGAAGGGCAAACATTATTTCCTGATAAAAAAAGTCAGAAATACTACTATCAAAACATTTTGCCGGAAGTCACTAGCGCATATGGTTTTGCTTCAAATGAAAATAAAAAACCTTTTGAGCCTAGAAACCCAAACGAGTCGTATGCTAACAAATTGGTTAGAAACGTAAAAAACTTCTTAAGGTAGGTAATGCAAACAACACTTTACTCTGCCACCGAAGAGATGACTCTAATGAGCCGTCTCTGGTCACCCGCAATCAAGGATGATCCGTTAGCCTTTGTCCTCTACACGTTTCCTTGGGGTGTGCAAGGTACGCCTTTGGCTAACTTTACGGGTCCACGCAAATGGCAGCGGGAGGTGCTACAAGACTTAGCCGCACACATCAAACAAAACAACGGCAAGGTAGATTTTGATACGTTACGGATGGCCACCTCCTCTGGTCGAGGTATTGGTAAGTCTGCCCTTGTCTCATGGCTCACCATCTGGATGCTCTCCACACGGATTGGCTCTACCACCATCATCTCGGCAAACAGCGAGTCTCAGCTGCGCTCAGTAACATGGGCAGAGATTACTAAGTGGTTAGCAATGTCCCTTAACTCCCACTGGTTCGAGGTGAGCGCTACACGCCTCATGCCGGCTAAATGGTTGACTGAGTTGGTTGAGCGAGACTTAAAGAAAGGCACACGCTACTGGTCGGTTGAGGGGCGTCTTTGGTCAGCAGAGAACCCTGACAGCTACGCCGGAGTCCACAACTATGACGGTGTGATGGTGATCTTTGATGAGGCATCTGGTATTGATGACTCAATCTGGGCGGTGACCTCGGGCTTTTTTACCGAGAACACCCCGAACCGTTTCTGGTTGTCTTTTTCTAACCCTAGGCGCAATACTGGCTACTTCTTTGAGTGCTTTAATTCCAAGCGTGATTTCTGGAAGACTAAGATTGTGGATGCACGCACGGTCGAGGGGACTGACAAAGCGGTCTATGAGCAGATTATCGAGGAATATGGTGCGGATTCAAGTCAGGCGGCAGTCGAAGTCTATGGCTCCTTCCCCTCAGCGGGCGATGATCAGTTTATATCAAGTTTAATTGTGGATGAGGCGATGAAACGGGACAAGTACAAAGATTCTAGCGCCCCCATTATCGTGGGGGTTGACCCTGCACGCTTTGGGAGTGATTCGACTGTCATTGCCATCCGTCAGGGGCGTGACATTATTGCAATTAAACGCTTCAAGGGTGATGATACGATGACTGTGGTCGGGCATGTCATTGAGTGTATTGAGGAGTATGCCCCTGCGATGGTGGTGGTAGACGAAGGTGGCGTGGGCGGCGGGGTGGTTGATCGACTCAAGGAGCAACGCTACAAGATTCGGGGTGTGAATTTCGGTAGTAAGAGCAAAAACCCGATGATGTATGGCAACAAACGGGCTGAAATGTGGGGAGAAATGCGTAATTGGTTGAAAACTGCGTCGATTCCTAGTGACAGGATACTAAAAACTGATTTAATATCGCCTATAATGAAGCCGGATTCTAAAGGTACGATCTTTTTGGAGTCTAAGAAGGATATGCGCGCAAGGGGTCTAGCCTCACCGGATGCGGCAGATGCGATCTGTGTAACCTTTGCATTTCCTGTGGCACATAGAGAGACTACGGTAGTTAAAGTAAGAAGTTACTCACAAAGTGGCATGGCAACTAGCTGGATGGGATCGTAAAAACAAAATGCCTAAGAGCGACTAACTCAAAGGCATTTTTAATCATAGTGAAATAGGAGTTTCAAAATGACTAAAGAAATTATAACGCAAGATTATGTAAAGCAATTGTTTGAGTACCGTGATGGTGTTTTGTATTGGAAGGTAAATAAAGGTAAAGTTAGACTTGGGCAAAAAGCTGGAACTTTAAATAATAACTATTACCGCGTACAAATTAACGGAAAACAATATAGAAATCATAGGATTATATTTTTAATGCACCACGGATTTTTTTCTGTTCAAGTTGATCACATTGACGGCAATACATTAAACAATTGTATTAAAAATTTACGTTCTGCTACATCATTTGGAAACAATCAAAACAAAAGAAAAAGCGCAAATAACACATCAGGGCATAAAGGTGTGGTTTGGCATAAAGGGAAAAAAAAGTGGCAAGTACAAATGAGCGTTAACAACAAATATAAATGTTTTGGTTCTTTTGAAGATTTAGAGTTAGCTGACCTTGTTGCACAAGAAGCAAGAGATAAGTATCATGGTGCATTCGCTAATCATGGGTGATCATAATGGCAAAAGCTGGACTTTATAGTAATATTCACGCCAAGCGTGAGCGCATCAAAGAAGGTTCTGGCGAGAAGATGAATAAGGTGGGCAGCAAAAACGCCCCCACTGCTAAAGACTTCAAAGAATCTGCTAAAACGGCTAAGAAGAAATAATATGCCAGGTATGGACAAAGGATTTCCAAAAGCTGTGTACGGTATAGGTACACGCGACGTCTTGTACCCTGGTGAGTTAGAGTATTTCAAGAAAAACCCTAAAACCACCGGCATGGCAGCCGACGATGACATGGTTATTCTTAATCCGTACAGCACGTTGACTGACCAAGAAAAGCAAGCTGTAATGATGAATGAAGCGGCTAGAGTGCATATGCGTAAAGGTAATGTTGACCCGCCACGTTATGATTTAACGCCTGAACAAACAGAAGCGTTTAAGAACTATGGCGGCGGCGATGCTGACGCTATGCGGCAAACGCTTGCTGCGCGTATACTCTCAGGTGATCCATCCGCATTAAATGCAACGCCTGAACAACAAGAGTACGCTCAACAATTGCGTCAATATATGGGTGTTAAATGATCCGACCAATAAATGACAACATCGTAGTCAAACCCGACCCCTTCGTTCAGTCTGGGCTAATTATCATGCCTGAAGAAGAGATGCGCACGGGTGTGGTAGTCGCAGTCGGTCCAGGCAAGAAGGGATCGAATCGCCCACTCATGGTATCGGTGGGGGATCACATCATGTATAGTGGCACAGTAGACCTTGAGCACAACGGGTTGCTAATAATGCGTGATAAAGACGTTATTGGAACAGTATGAAAGAAAAAGACATCATCTCGGTTGCCAAAAGCCGCTTTACAATGGCCGTATCGGCGTATTCTGAGAGCCGAGAGGATGAGCTAGATGACTTGCGATTCTACGCTGGAAGTCCAGATAACT